GGATCATCTGTAGGTAAAATGTATATGTTCGTTTATGATGCTAAACATAAAGATACATTGCCTTTCTTTGATGCCTTTCCGCTGGTATTTCCAATTGAATTGTATCCTGATGGTTTCTTAGGTATAAACTTACATTATTTGCCACCAGCCGCAAGAGCTTCTTTAATGGATGCTCTTTATTCAACTGCAAACAATCAAAAATACAACTCATCAACCAAACTCAATATAAGTTATAGAATTTTAAAAACATTTGCAACTAGATTTGAAGGGTATCAAAATTGTATTAAAAGATATCTATCTGGTCAGATAAGAAGTTCTTTACATTATGTCAATCCAACAGATTGGGATAAAGCTTTGTTATTACCTCTTCAACAATGGAAAGTTAACACAAACGCCAAATACGCTGGCTCGCCACCTTACTAGGATAAAAAATGCCATTCAACATAACAAACTTTGCTCAAAACATAGCAGACAATGGTGTCATCAAAGCGAACAAATTTTCTGTTTCTCTTCTACCACCTCCAATACTTACAGGAACAGGAGTTACTTCTGTAATTGAAATGGTAAGATTTAGAGCTGATGTGGTAAAAGTCCCAGGCGTTACTGTAACCACAACTGAAGTAAATCGTTATGGTATTGGTCCAACGCAAAAACAACCTTTTTCAGCTGGATTTACTGAATGTACTATTTCTTTTCTGTCTGATGCTAATGCAGAAATTTGGCAATTTTTTCACAATTGGACAAGATCTATATTTGAATATAATGGGACATTAAATGCACCACAGGGAAGAGAAGCAAATCAAATACCAAGATACATAACTGAATATAAAGAAAATTACTCTACAACTGTACAAATAACTTTATATAATGATTTTGGAGAAACCGTACAAGAAATAAATCTATTCCAAGCTTTTCCTACAGCAATTAACGATATAGGTTTGAATTGGAATGATAGTCAATTATTAAAAATAAATGTATCAATAGCATATACTGATTACATGATAGAAGGCGTTGGCGCTACTAATGCAGCTGCTGGGCAAAATTCACAACTATTGAATAGAATATTCATATAAAACTGGAGTTATGATATGTCGCTTCCTAAAATAGATTACCCAATATATAATATTGTTGTTCCTTCTTTAAAGAAAAATTATAAGTTTAGACCATTTTTAGTTAAAGAAGAAAAAATGCTTTTGATGGCAAAAGAAAGCAAAAATATAACAGATATTTTTTCCTCTATTAAGCAGGTTGTTAATAATTGTATTATTGATAAACTTGATGTTGATAAACTACCGCTTTACGATTTAGAATTTTTATTCTTAAAACTCAGAGCGTATTCAATTGATAATAATATTAAAATTACATACGAAGATTTTGAAGACAAAAAAAGCTATGAGTTCAGTGTTGACTTAAACGAAGTTCAAATTGTTTATCCAGATACTGATACCAAAGGTAATATAAAGATAACAGAAAAAGCTGGTATTGTTATGAGATACCCACCAGCAACGCTCTATGATGATAATGAATTTTTAGCATTAGAAAAAGATCAGATGTTTGAGTTAATTGTTCGTTGTATAGATAAAATTTATGAAGGCGACACAGTATATAATGTTAACGAATATAAAAAAGAAGAAATTGTAGAATTTTTAGAAAACTTGGACATCAAAACTTTTGAAGCAGTTCAAATGTTTCTAATTAACACACCAAAACTACAATACATTATTAAATACAAAAACTCATTAGGTAATGATAGAACTATCACGTTAGAATCGTTAAATGATTTTTTTACCTGGCGCTGAGCCATGATAACTTAGAAAACTATTTTAGTACAGTTTTCTCTTTGGCCCAGCACCATAAATACTCTATTAATGATATAGAAAGTTTAATGCCGTTTGAAAGAGACATTTATGTTCAACTTTTGATTAATTATCTGAAAAAAGTAGAAGAAGAGAAAAATAAGAATAATGGCAGATAATAGTTTACCAAAAGTAGTTAGCGGTGCTGTCGGCTCTTTTAAAGCTGCAGCAGATGGACAAACAAAAAATTTAACAAAAATTGTTAAAGACCTTTCAAGTCTATTTGCTAAAAACAAAACTGACAATATACATCTGACTCAAACAGTAGATGAACAGCAAGAAACAATACAAGATCTTGTTAAAAAGTCAGATTCTACAGATAAACTATTAAGAGAATCTTTAGGACTACAATATCAATTAATTGCATCTTTAACAAAAGTTTATAAAGATGTTGATAAAATTAAAGATACTTTAGAAAAAGAAGCCAAAGCTAAAGAAGATAAAGGCGAAGGCGGTATTTTAGGAATGCTTACCAAAAAATTTGGTAAGTTAAGTGGCGCAGCAGTTGGTGCGGTAATTAGAAACCCAATGGCATACGCTGCGCTCGCGGGAGCGGGTGGCGTAGCTGCGGCTGGTGCTGGATTGGCTGGAGCAGGTGCTGGTGGTCCAGCAGGTCCAGAAGGTCCTAATGGTGGATGGAAAGGCGCTGAAAACAATACAGGCGCAGCTATATCACCTAGCACTACTTTTGGAAATTTATCAGAAGAACAAAAGGTTTCATTTTTAAGTCAACAGGCAAAAAATGAAAATGTAAGACCAGCATTAAATAATCCATCGGGTATGATGTATGGTAAATTTGCTGAATCTTATGGCGCTAGACCAGGATCTAATAATGGTACAATAACACTAGCTCAGTTCCCAACTCTAGAAGCTGGTCAAAAAGCACAAAGAGCATTGTGGGAAAGTCAAGGATTTCGTGATTTACGTCTTGAAGAGGCTATTCGTAAATGGACTACTGGTAAAACTGATAGTAATTCAACACCGCAACACTACATTGACTCTCTGTTTAAATCTGTTTCTCTTAAATCACAGCAACAGAATAACACGCCTAATGGCGGGGAAGCTAGACAATCTTCAACAGGACCAAGCGGTTCTGATTTAACCCCAAAAGATACTAGTTCTTCTGGAAATAATAATCAAAATGAAAACGCTAATAGCGGTAGCCAACAAGGCGGTCAAGTAATACAAGACCAAATGAGAGAAGCTGCGGTTAGAAGATTACCAATAAGTTCTGGATTGGCACAAGTTCTTCAAACAGCAGCAAGCAATGCTGGAGTAACGGTTAGGGTTAAATCTGGCGGTCAACCTCAAGAAGGTCAAGGTGGGGCTAGAACAGGTTCTACAAGACATGATAATGGTATGGCAGCTGATTTAGACCTATACTCAGGCGAAACGAGACTAACACCTTCTACTAATTTACCAATATTTAAAAGATTTGTAGCAGCAGCTTCTCAAGCTGGAGCAACAGGTATTGGAGCTGGTGAAGGTTACATGGGTCCAGATGGTTCAAGATTGCATGTAGGGTTTGGTACTCCAGCAGTTTGGGGCGCTGGTGGTAAAGGTGGAAATGCTGCTAGTTGGTTAAGAGAAACTGTAGGCGGACAACCAGGCAATGGTAATACCCCTGATATGGGAGGTCGTCAACAATATGGCGGTCAGGGAGGTCAGGGTGGTGGTATAGGGTTATCAGAACTTAATAGAAGAGCATACGATGCAAATTCTGGACAAGGTGGCCCGCAATCTCCATATATGAGACCACAAATGATGAATCCAATGATGGGCGTTGGTGGTATGGGAATAATGGGTCCAGGAATGGGTAGAGGCGCTCTGGTTGGTGGGTTATTGGGAGGAATACTTCCAATGATAATGAATGCTCTTGGCGATGGTAATCCAAGATCACAAGGTAGACAACAAGCGACTTTATATGGTTCTGAAGACGAAAGAAGAAGAGTTACAAGCCGTACTGCTATAGAAGATAATGCAGCGGCTAGAGAAGTTGAAAGACCAGATCAATCTCGTGAAGAGAGAAGAACTCCAGAAGAACAAAGAAAAATACAAGCTAATAAAGCTCAAGAGAGTAAATCTGATAATAAATTATTAGCAAATGATAGTCGACACGTATTACCTGATAATGACGATTGGTGGGGAAGACTAGCCAAATCTTTCCCGAGCGCGAGCGGCAATATACACTATGGATAAAAAAAGGGAGCCGAAGCTCCCTTTTCTCTATTAGCCACTAGCTAACTTCTTAAAAAACTCCATAGAGTCATCTTCATCATCATCAACTGCTACATGTTTTGGAGCATCAGCAGTTTTAAACTTAGGAGCTTCCTCCTTACGACCCCAAGGAAGATCTTCCTCTTCAGCGCGAGCTACCTTATTCTTAGGGGTAGCTTCGGTATCAAGAACCTTATTAAGACGATCAGTAAGTTCTTCATATGTCTTAAAGTTCTTAGCGTCAAGAAATTCCTTAAGAGAATGCTGCTTCTTCCAAACCGCCTCAATTTCAGAGTCATCATCAAACAAAGGCTTAACCCTATCAAATTCTGACTTATCGTAGTTACGATAGCCTTCGACCTGACGAATCTTAAGCTTAAAGTTAGCACCTTCCCAAAAATGAAAAGGATTGACAGCTTCCTCATCAGCGAACTGAGGATTCATAGCTTCATTAAGCTTATCGAAAATCTTCTTACCATACTTGTACAAGAAGACCTTACCCTCATTTTCAGGGTTTCCAGAATCAGTAATAACATAAATGTTAGAAATGAAGTGAAGACGACGCTTTTGCTTACGAGCAATTTCCTTATTGGACTCTAAACCAGAGTTCCAAAGCTTGGAATTATATTCTGATACTGGATCATTCTTACTCAATGTAGTCAAAGAGTTTTCGATATACCAAAGACCCGATGGCCCCTGAAACCCATGATCGAAAATTCGAACATAAGGTGTTTCATCTTCATTAATAGCTGGAAGAAATCGAATGATAGCGTAACCATTACCTGCCTTATCGACAGTAGGACTCCAAAAGCGATCGTCGCCCTTCTTACCGTCTTGGTTACCAGAGATCTTATTAAGTTCTTCTGTAAGAGACTCGAGAGACTTCTTACCAGAAATTGACTTGAGTTTTGCGAAATCCATGTATATTCTCCGTATGTTTGTATGAACAATGTATGTTTATTTTTTATATTGGGTATTTTCATAATACCCGCAACATTATTTAGTGTATAGTTATTCACTAAAGTAGTCAAGAACAATATTTTTTATCTTGTCTTTGTCAACTTTAATGAAAGGCATATACTTCTCAACTTTAGTTCGGGTATCTTCCCAAACTAAATCATATTGCATTTTAGAATCCCAGTGCTTTTTAGCTTTTGACAATTCTAATAGCAAGCACAGTGTTTCTAGGCTAATATCTTTACCCAGATACAATTTTAACAAAATTGGATGTTTATTATCTTCACAAATAAAATTAGTATTAAACTTTGAGTTAAGTTTAGATAATTCTGTTTTAAATGTATAGCTAAGACTTTGTTGTCTTTTAAGCCAATTTTTATACACCTCCTCTGACGCAGGAGAAAATGCAATTTCTTTTATCCAAATTTTAGGGTTTTCGACCAAATTAGACAAGATATAATTTATCGGATCGGCGTGTTTAGCGACCTTCATAAAGTATAGTTTGTCTTTTCTCGTTTCAAAAGATTGAAGGCTTGATCTAGTTTTTCCGTTATATTTGTGATAATCATAGCTTGGTCTAGTAAAGTGATTTTTGAGAGCCACATACTCTTTATAACACTCAAAAGCAGACATCATACAGATACTTTGTTGTAATACTCAGCAAAAAAAATACGTAAAGCACGATCCATATCGTTGTTGTCTCCTTTATCTAAAAGGAATGTTTGATACAGTTGCCAAATTTTCTTATCAAGCTGATCAAAGGTTTCGTACTTAGAGTTTACCTTACCTTCTATAACAGTATATCCCTTGTCCTCTAGATAGTCAATCAAATCATCTTCAGCGAAATCATCGAGGTCAAAATCAACATCAACCTCTACGCATGCTGTTCTACTTGTACCACGACCCATCACTTAGTTCCTTTCATATGTTCTATGAATTTAACATACAAACCTTTTTCCATACCATGAGCTTCTATTTCCCAAGGTTGAAACCAATAATCTATTTCATTTTCTTTAATGATCTGATTTTTCCACTTAATACTGTTAACTCTTACGTAGTCTTT